GTGACCACCCAAGAGATCACGCCATTCAGGCGACCCCTTCTCCAGGTCTTTAGGCCACTTGCGACTGTAGGGTTTGACGCTGGTTTTCAAATCAGCGAGAGTAAGCTTGTTATTAACCACACCGATAATGTCGGGAGCACCAGCCCAAGCTCGCCCGTCAGGATCGCAACCCCAAACGCGAGCAACGTCATCAGCGCCAATAGTGAATTTAAACCGATCAACCACAGGCGTCTCTGCCCATAAGACTTCGTCGAACTGATCCAGAATTGACGGCATGCCTTGCCAAAAGTCTTGGTACTCATCAGCGATCTCCGGGGTTTTGTTCCCTTTTAGGTATTGCTCCATACCATAGTGGATGGCAGTCCCCCTTTCGGCAGCGGCCTCTTTAACACCCGGATTATTTTTTGACCACATTTCGAGCTTCCGTTTGTTTGCTTCGGAAGCAGTCTCAGATATGATTGTAGTTACAGACGGGGCTGGGCCAGTGGGTAACGGCGTGGTGTAATGCCTTTTGCCGTTAAGCGTAATTCTGGTTGCGGCCCTGTTTAGGTTCCGCATGAGATCCGGTTGCTTATCCTGGACCTTAATCCAAGGATCCGATAAATCTATCTTAGCAACCATTGAAGCTTTTGTATATTATCCTCAAGTTACCACACTAATTATCAAAGTGCGAATGAACGGTTTTGTGTACGCAATCTCCAGCATCCTCCTGGCTCTATTGACAGTTGTGGCCATTGATGCTTACCTGATCTTTATTGCCTCTACTCCAGGACAATGACAGGACTCGATAAGTTCTGGTACTCAATCCGTGGATGGTACAGCTGCATCTCCTGGATCATTATTGAAATTGTCAAGGAGTATCTCCCAGACTTAGTCTTCTGGAAACCACCTACTCACCCAGATGATTTCACCTGGTATGCAGAGCGTGTCAACGGAAGGCTCGCTATGCTAGCAGTAACCATCATCTTAGTCACCGAGTTAACCACCAAATCTTCCATTTGGAATCTTGTCCATGTCCTGTAATCTCACCCGTTTCTACTACGACCTTGACGGCTGGCCCGTAGTGGAAGACATTGAAACCACTGAAGCCGACGCATTTGAACAAAGCTTACAGAACGAAGATATCTCTTATACTCGAGTTGATTTGTAAAACGCCATGACTAGCTGGGACGACTACTTTACCGAAGTAAAACCAAAGCTTGGCGCCAGGGCACGAGGCTTTGAAAAAATCTTTGCCTACCTGGATGAAACCACCAATCCAACCATTATTGAAACTGGCACATACCGCGAGGAGAACAACTTCACCGGAGATGGTTGCTCGACCCTCCTCTTTGACAACTACGTCAACGATCGTGGTGGCAGCGTAATCTCTATTGACAATGACCCTAAAGCCTGCGCCTTGGCATCGGCAAACACTAGTAATCTCACCGAAGTTGTCGAGTCCGACTCAGTTGAATTCCTTGGCACGCTACGGGGAGACGTTACTCTTCTCTACCTGGATTCCTACAACATCCAAAATTGGCAAGACGACTGGGCCCCGGCTGCACACCATCTTAAGGAATTGTTTGCAGCCAAGGACATCATTCAGCATGACACTCTTATTGTCATTGATGACAACATCAAGTACGAGGGTAAGCGCCTGGGCAAAGGACGCCTAGTCTACGAACTGATGGAGTCCCTGGGCATCGAGCCATTTCTTGACGACTATCAAGTTGGCTGGGTGTGGCAGGAGCTGTAACCCCTACCTCATAGCAGTGAATGCCGTATTGCAAAAGTTGATACGGCATTTCATACTATTTGGGTTAGTCCAAAAGACGCATGTACACCAACACGTTTATACTTAGAGGACCCCGTACTTCTGAAATGTCTTTATCCAGTCAGGTCAAAGAAGCAGTCAATCAAGCCGCCGAACATCTTCGTGATGCGCTTGCGTTTGCCGCCAGATCTGAACATCCAATGACCATTGCAACTATCTCTGATCTTCTCGTACGTTTAGAATCAGTTGAATCCATGGATCAGATCTTAGAGAAGTTTGGTCATGGCCACAAACAAAAAGAGGACAGTCCCTTCGGATGAAGAACGGTTAGACCGTTACTTTGCGTGGTTGAGTTATCAAATTCCCAAGCCACCCCTTGGATGGGAGTTGAGTATGAAACCATGTAAGTGGGCTAAAATACTGGAAGAACGCAAACAAAACAATGGCAGACAAGAAGAAACCTGACGGTTTGTACAAAAACATTCAGGACAAGAAGGAGCGTATTGCTGCGGGTTCCGGCGAGAAGATGCGGAAACCTGGTGAGAAAGGCGCACCAACTGCCAAGGCATTCAAAGATTCTGCTAAGACCGCAAAGAAAAACAAAAAATGATAGTGTATCGGAGAGCACTAAAGCTCCAGGGAAATAGTCGAAACCCTGACACCTTACGGTAGGGCTTGCAACAGCGGTAAGGAGGGTGCAATCCCGGTGTGAGTAGCCGGGATTTTTTGTGTAGACTATTGTTTTCAATCCCAACAATCACGCTGGATTAGCTCAGTGGTAGAGCAGCAGTTTTGTAAACTGCCGGCCGTCAGTTCAAGTCTGACATCCAGCTTTACTCGCTATAGTTAAAAAGAACGCGCAAGCATTAATGAAATTACGCACATGTTCTTCTTGTGGCATTGAAAAAGAATTGCACAAATATTTTTACAAACAAGCTCAATCTAGATCTCACCGTGCAGACGGCTATTTAAAACAATGCAAATCTTGCGTCTTAGAAAAAAATCGCATAGCGCATGCCAAACCCCAAAACAAACAAAAAGTTTGGGAAAACAAGATTCAATATCGCTATGGAATAACAAAAGAAGACTATCACTATTTATTGGAAAAACAAAAAGGTTGCTGCGCCATTTGTGGCACAGACAACCCTTCATCAAAAAGCAAAAAACACAATTATTTTTCAATTGACCATTGTCATTTCACAGGAAAAATCAGAGGACTTTTGTGTGCCACTTGTAACAGTGCAATTGGTTTGTTGGGTGATTGCCCACAAACAATTGAAAAAGCCTCGATGTATTTAAGAAGCACGCAAGATGCTTTTAATAAACCAAGCGGCTTTAAATCCTTGCCCCACTAAATCAGCTAAGAAATTTGCAATATCAATTGCGCCAATTTTTTGTGCAACTGGTTCAAGTTTTTTTGCCTTCATGCCAAGCTCTTCAAGGTTTTTATAGTACACACTTAACATGTTTTTCCATTCATAAGAAGAAACGACTTGCATTTGAGGAGCTAAATCCCGCAACTCACAGGCACATTTTGGAAGATAAAAATCCATTGAGCGGATGAACTCAGCAAGAGCGTCGAACTGCTCTAAGTGAGCTTCGTATTGTTCACCTAAAAATTTATGTACACTAATAAAATCAGGGCACTCAATATTGAGATGAATTAAATGTGATTGAGTCTCAAGTTCCTTGAGATAAGCGCAAAGTGAAATGCACTGCTGGATGAATGCACCCACATCACCACCAGCTTTGGATTTAGCAGGAGCCTTAGGCTTGTCCTGGGGCTGAGGAACAGGTTGTGCCTGAGAAGCTTCCGCAGCCTGGTACTGTTGAGGGGCAGGAGTATACATGGTTACTTATCAATAGTTCTAGTTTATCAGCCGTCAATACCTCAACAGCTTATTTAGTGCGGAAAATTTAAACGTGCTTTGTCTCCGCGCAATTCAAATGCTTTTGCGTCATACATCAAGGCAGCAGTTACTTCGTCATCAAAATAACCAAGATGGATTGACCTACCTTGATGTTTAATTTCAACTCGCCATTTTTGTGTAGGAGTAAACCAACTAACTCCTTTGTATTTGCTTGTTGTTGGCCTACCGTTTACCAACAATCTTTTTTTTGCATTACCCAAGTTATCACTTTGAGTGCCGCCCCTTAAATCAAGCGGGTTTTCAACTTCTTGTGCGTGATCAACAATTAACTCACCAGGATCTGTACCTGTTTGAAGAAAATAAACAATACGATGTGCTTGAAATTTTTTATATGTTCCATTTATGCGGATGCCAATTTGCCAATAACCGTTGTGATTACAAGAACCTGCAACAGTACCCGCTTTGGCAGAGCCACGTAAGTTTACTTTATACCGCAATCCACTAGGAGATTCCGTACAAATGTAAAAACGTTCTTCGATTAAGCTGCGGTGGGCTTCCAGGGAAAGCCGGTTTTTTAAGAGGATGGACACAGAGCAAGCGGTAACGCGCTTGTAAATTATAGCGTATTAACGGCTCACCTCGAGATTTCTTCCCAATCCATGGATGCATAAACACCTTGGTTATTTGAACTAGCTGCAACAGTAACACTGATTTCATAAGGCGTGTTTGTTAAACCATCTCGTTCCAATTGAGATTGAAACACGGCTTCTTTAAGAATATCAACAGGAACTTGATTGTTGTTACCGCCAGCAAAATATCCTTGAGCCAAAACACGACCACCACTGCTTGACACACCAGATAAGTTATATTCAACAGAAGAATTAACTCCTGCACTGGTCCATGTACCGCCACTAACGGTTGCGGCTTGGTTAACACGCCAGCTATAATTGGCAGTTCCCCCACTTGCCATAATTGCAACTGCTGTAACAATTGCAATTGCATCTAAATTAGCAGCTTTAAGTCGAATAGCTATTGGTGGATAGTAAGTTCCAGAGGCGGTTAGATTGTATGCTCCCGTAATGGTTGTGCCTACAGCTTGCTGCGATCCACGTAGCTCATAACCACCTTCCGACAAAACGGTAGAGCAGATCTGTTTCATTGTGCTACTGCTAGCCGTTGTTCCGGTATTAGTAATTTCATACCGCAGTGGAAGTGATGCTGTAGTGATATAGGTTGAAGTAATTAGGTTTGCATGATGGAATGAATGGCAGTGTACAAATTCTCCATTGATAATAAAACCAAGGCGAACCGTACCAAGCCCGAGCCACTCAATGTCCATCCAAAAGATTTGAGCTTTGGTAAGATCAAGTGTGTAACCGGATGGACCAGTGCCATCCATCTTGTCAATATTCCAATCAGCTTTAGCAACCTTGGTGTCAACCGTAGAACCAGTTACTGCACTACGCTTAACAAACGATATGGTTGTTCCATCTTGTTCAAGGAACATGCCATTGCTAGCACCATAGTATCCAACACGTTGCCGCAGGTTTGTTTGCGGTGCGTTCATTACAAACGTGGACATCACCAACAGGGATTTCCCTGGTTGATAGGAAAAACACTTGACTGTTTCCCGAATGATTGACGAACCAGAAGCTGTGGTTGTATTTAGCGTAACAAGACCAGCGTTAGCATCAAACGTTGCAGTACCACCAGTTCCGGTAGCAGTAGTCCACAGTCCATTGTCTTTGTAACGATGGCTTGAATCAAACAAAGTCAAAGGAGAAGACGTACGAAGACGACCGAATGCATCAGAAGCAACGCCTGCGGGCTGGATATTAACCACCCCACTGGACGTACTGGTTACTTCAATTGGTTGGCCACTTGCAGTGGTTACGACAATTCCTGAACCATAATCTAAATATCCCGAAGTTCCATCGCCGTAATCATTGATATAACGGATAATCATTTTCTTTTTCCTGTGTTTCTTTAGTCTACTGCAACAACAAATGTTGTTTCCTGGTAAAATGAAAGAAAGTTAACAGACAATACAATGCCGTTAGTCAGAGAAAATTCACAGCTGTATGAAGTGCTGAAGGTATCTACCATCAGTGGACAACCCCTTCAAACTACCAGCGAACTCAACATTCCAGGATATGACTACGTTTCGTTGTCTTATTCGGGGCCTAATGTCACAGGCGTTGTCTACAAAACCGGAGGGGTAGGCGGAACAACTGTTGCAACTCTTGCGTTAACATATGATGGCAGCAACAATTTAACGTCTGTTACTCGGAGTTAAAATAAATCATGGGCTATAAGTTTAATCCGTTTACAGGTACGTTTGATGATGCAGGCACCCCAGGTGGTGCTTCCACCCAAATTCAATTTAATGATGCAGGAATCTTTGCCGGTGACGTTGACCTCACTTGGAATAAAACCACCAATGTTCTTACGGTCGGCGGTGACGTAAATCTTAATGATGGCGGTGCTTTTACCACTACCATTCAAACGATTACACCAACAGCTAACCGTACAATTTCGTTTCCAGATGCTACGGGCACCCTTGCGCTTGTGGCTGGCTCTAATCAACAGGTAATCTTTAACTCAGCTGGAACGTACGCGGGTGGTAACCTAGGGTACAACAGTACCACAGGGGCTTTTGGGTATTTGAGCGGTACTGGTACGGTTACCCAAGCAACCAACAAGGCAACTGGAGTAACCCTCAACAGTCCCAGTGGGCAGATCACACTAAATAGTGCTGCGTTGGCGGCTGACACTACGGTAAGTTTTACGCTAACTAATAGTTCTATTACAGCAAATGATGTTTTGATCTTAAATCACATCAGTGCTGGCACTGCTGGAGCTTATTTGCTAAACGCTCAATCTGCTGCCGGTTCGGCCAGCATTAACGTCCGCAACATTACAGCAGGTTCTCTTAGCGAAGCCATTGTTATTGGTTTCGCTGTCATCAAAACCCCCTAACGGTCATGGCACAATTTACGATTGAGATTCCCGATCAGCTGTTTCCAGCTTTGGTAGTGGAGTTTGGTTTGGTTCAAGGCAGTACTGCTGCTACAACGCCTGAAGAGTATTTTCAGGCCAGTATTGTTGAGACGGTGCGACAACGCGCTGAGGCTTACAAGGTCGGCCCCTATTACGTTGGCCCAACCCCGCCGCAGTTCAATGCTGATGGCACACCTTACGTTGCACCAGTAAATGATGATGCTCCAGCTGATGTTGTGCTAGTTGAGGAAAGCGTATGACGCTGATCGTCAAGCCAGGCTTTAACGGAATGACTGATGCCGATGCCATTGCATACGTCAATGCAGTGGAAGCGGCTGACGGTCAGCTGCTGGAGTTTGGCGTTGGCGCAGCTATTAACGACTTTGTAGTCGGGTGTAAGCTGGACAATACCTGGTCAGCAATCAAAGCATCGTGCATTCTTGCTGGAGCCCGCACACTTAGTGGAGCACTGGTTCCGCTGGCTGGCACTGCACCGACCAACTTCAACTTTGTCTCTGGTGATTACAACAGAAAGACTGGGTTAGTGGGAGATGGGAGTACGAAGTACCTAGATAGCAATCGGAATAACAATGCCGATCCGCAAAACAATAGTCATCTTGCTGTTTATAAAAACGACTCCAATCTTGAAACTAATGCTTACTGGGTAGGATCTGCTTCTTTAGGGTTTTCTAGCATTAACGCGGTTGGCCGACCTGGCATTTACAGTAACAGCACACTTGCTAGTAATCTCAACGCTAGCAATGCAGTTGGCCTGCATGGCCTTAGCCGCGTAAATTCATCTACAGCTTCTGTAAAACGACCGGCACTTGCTGTTTTTAACGTTTCGCTTGCTTCAACTACTCCGGCAACAGTTTCAAATTTTATTTTTACTATAAACGGCAATGGAACTCCGGTCGCCTCTAATTTTTCTGCTTCCCGCCTCGCCTTCTACTCCATCGGTGAATCCCTGGATCTCGCCCTGCTAGACGCCCGCGTCACCACGCTTATCAACGCCATCGGAGCGGCTATCCCATGACCTACACCGAGTCTTATACTGCTATCAGGAGGGCAATCTGATGCCAACTTACGTTCCGGGAAAGGTGGTGTTCCGAAAAACCTGGCAGCCAATGGACACAGATGCTGCTGCTTATATTGCTGCAGTTGAAGCTGCTGATACGGCCGCAGGCTCACCAGGCGGCCTAGAAGAGCGTACCAAAATTGCCATTGATAACTTTGTTCTTGGTTGCAAAGCAGACGGCGTTTGGAACGCAATCAAAGCATCGTGCATCCTTGCTGGAGCACGAACACTTAGTGGTGCATTGGTTCCGCTGGCAGGTACGGCCCCTACAAACTTCAACTTTGTATCTGGTGATTACGACCGGAAAACTGGGTTGCTAGGGAATGGCAGCACTAAATACCTGAATAGCAATAGAGCGGGAAGCGCGGATAACCAAAATGCACATCACGTAGCGGTTTACGCATCTACAGCCATTGCCAACAATAGCGCAGTCATCAACTCCGGAGGCACAGGCTCGGGTGCCACGAGTATAGAATACTTTAACAGCGCCATAAGCTTCCGCAGCTCTAGCGCTGGAACTGCATTTGCTGCATCACCAACAGGTTTTGTCGGCCTTAGCCGTGTGGCTGCTAGTGCATATACTCGACGCTTTAGCGGAAGTTCTGCAAGTGTCGCTACCACTAGCAGCGCTAAGTCATCCTCTAATTACATCGTATACACCTGGAGTGAAACTAATACTACTTACAGCAATGCCCGCCTCGCCTTCTACTCAATCGGTGAATCCCTGGATCTCGCCCTGCTAGACGCCCGCGTCACCGATCTGATTAACGCATTTGGAGCGGCTATCCCATGAGCTACATTCTTACCGGAAAAGTTGGTACTGGCGACAACCTACTTTACAGCCAAGCTGGTACGCCTGCCCTTGATTTGCGTTTTGCTAGTACAAAATCATTGACAGATTTTGTAACACAACAAAACCTCGTCACTTTCACCCGCGCCAGCAGCGCCACCTACGTCGGCAGCGACGGCCTGATCAAGACGGCGACGACTAATCTGCTGCTGCGGAGTGAGGAGTTTGATAATGCAAGCTGGATCAATCAAAACACTACCGAAACGATTGATGCTTCTATTAGCACGCCAACCGGCGGCTCCAATGCGTATCGCTTAATAGACAATAGTTCAAACGTCACGCACAACATATATCAAACTACAACAATCGCAGGCGGAACATCGGCCACTCTGAGTGTCTATGCTAGGCAGGCTACCCTCAGGTACATTCGGCTTTCTGCTACAGTAAGTGGAACTGATTATGCTGTAGCTGATTTCGATCTGCAAACCGGAACGGTAACTCAAACAGGAAACGGTGCGACAGGCACAGTCAGCAACGCCACTGCACAAAGCGTAGGCAACGGGTGGATTAGGTGTTCAGCAGTATTTAACACATCAGGAGCAAATAGGACCACAAGTTTTCATACCCTTGATTCAGGCACAATGCCGATTTCAGGCTTTGGAGTATCGCCTTATATTGGAGTTGGGGGCTACGTGCATATCTGGGGCGCCCAGCTAGAGCAGTCCAGCACGGTCGGTGAGTACATCCCCACCACCAGCACAATCAACTCAGCCCCCCGCTTCGACCACAACCCCACGACCGGCGAAAGCTTGGGCCTGCTGGTGGAGGAGCAGAGGACTAATTTGCTGCTGCGGAGTGAGGAGTTTGATAATGCGAGCTGGGGGAAAAACTTTTGCTCTGTAGTTGCCAATACAACTACAGCTCCCGACGGCACAGTATCTGCCGATTTAATCAGAGAGGACGCATCTACTAATACTCATGGGATAAACCAACCCTTCTCTACTATTACTACCGGGTCATTTACAGTCTTTTGCAAAGCAGCGGGCCGCAATTTCTGCACTGCATATTTTAGCGGCTCTGGTCAGCGAGCTACGGTCTTTGTTAACTTATTGACCGGTGCTATTACTCAAGAAATATACACTGGAACAACCAAAATATCTTCCACAGTTACTAGTGCAGGATCGGGATGGTGGAAAATCAGTGTAAGTGCTACTGGAACTTCTCTTACTTCTGTTATCATACTTCCTAGCTTGACAGGGACGGGCACCTCCAGTGGTGAATCGTATCTGGGCGATGGGGTCAGTGGTATTTATGTTTGGGGCGCCCAACTAGAAACCGGAGCCTTCCCCACCTCCTACATCCCCACCACCACCGCAGCCGCCACCCGCAGCGCGGACGTTGCCAGCATCACGGGCACAAACTTCAGCAGCTGGTATAACCAAACGGAGGGAACACTGCTGTGCAATGCTAAGGATGCTATTGTTTTTCCATCTTCACTGCGGCATTATGCAGACCTAACTCCAAATAGTCTTGCTTACAGCATCTCTATTGTTCAAAGCAATGCAGGCTACACTGGCCCTGGGCAAAACATTGTAGCGGGAGTCTACAACTTGTCTCTTCAGGCAGCAATTGATTTAAATGCTCAAACCGCCGAAGCGTTAAGAGTGGCTATTGCGTATAAGGCAAACGATGTTTCCGCAAGCAGAAACGGTGTACTTGGAACTCCAGATACAGTCGCATCTCTGCCAACGCCAGACAGGCTGTTAATTGGCAGCTCAGCTACTCTTCGCCATTGCAACTCGCCCATATCTCGCATCACTTTCTGGCCCCAACGCCTCCCCGACAGCACTTTGCAGGTGATTACGCAATAATTATTTATTAGTTGAATTTTCTTGCCTCCATTCAGCACGTAAGTGGCCGTAGTCCCGTGGCTCGGTAATACTTACATCAGTTGCACCACACACTCCACAAGTTCCCATGTGGAGTGTGGAGTAATTTTCTGGCCCAATATAAGTTCCATTCTTATACCAGGCGCCATACTTTACGCCACACGTGTGGCATATCCAGTCTGGATAATTAATTCGCTTTTGTTTCTTCATTGCCTTCAATAAGATCAACTAATGTTTTGCACTTAAGGTAATCATCTTGTGCACTCTTGGCTACATTTGTAGCTGCAATCAAGAATGCTTTGTAGAACTGTTCGGCACTTAGTTCATGCGCAAATTCACAAAGAGTGTCACTGAAGTGTTCGATTGCTTTTTGTAGATAAATGTTGTCATCTACCTCGGCAGGTTCAATATCAACCTCGGCAAGTTCTTTGTAAAACGAACGCCAGTCTGGCATCTCATACGTAGCCCTGGAGGTGTCGTGCAAATTCTCGCGTGAGTCTTTAGACATTAATGGTTCATCCATGGAGGCAACAACAGCGTGAGTGCGGTACCACTCTTGCCATTCCTTGATGGCATTGATGGGTTCGTGGGGATGGTCCATAAAAGAAAAAGCACACCCGTATTGTGATGTGCTTTGAAGCAGCTGTGTTTGATATGAAGCTTAAGATATAACTACCTCGGGTTCTGTATCAAGCGCAACCGCTGGCAGCAAACCAGCCTCGTATTGACGCACTGCTTCCACCATTTGGAAGTACTTCTCCCGGCAGTACGGGCCTGCCTCATTCAAGCAGAAGGCTTCCCACAAACCGGTGTACAGGCCGTGCATGGGATGCTGTGGATGCTGGCGTCCAGAGCATTCATACATGTGTTCAGTAAAGTCCGCCTTCTGTTGCTCAGCAATAACATTCCAGTTGCGGAGTTGTTCCTTGAGCCAAGGCGTATCAAAAGCCCCAGCAGTTTTAAGTTTGATTGCGAGGTCGTCAGTCATTGGAATCCAGTGCGGTAATGGAAGTAAATACAGAAGACACAGTGGGGCTTGCTTCGTAGAGGAGATCATCAATCTCATCCTGGAGTGCAATTGCAATATCCTGCGGCGTTTTACCACCGAAGGAGTCATACTCCACTTCAATGTCAATTGCAAATGACACCGTTAGTTTTGGCACAGTAACTGGTTCCATCAATAACTGGAAGGACCCAGTCACTATATCAGT